CTATTGCCTCTCGTTCCTCACTAAATGTTCTTACTTGTTGATTTGCTGATAACATTATTTGCCCACCACTTGTTTAATATTTTTACGCACCATACCGAATGGTTGCATCTTATCTGTTCCAAACTCTAACCAACCGATATAATCAACATCATTATTAATGTGACCAGTATCGCCTAGTCTTTTTATATTTTCATTTGTCCATCCTGCCCTAGCCTTACCAGTATCAATTGGTGTGTCAGCTTTGATGCCCGTGAACAAGCTATTCTGCATCTTAATTGTTTCTGTTTCTGCCCACTTAGAAATAGTTTTATTTAGATCGCTTAGGCTTTTCATATGTTGTTCGTACCTTATCTTCTATTTCCCATTGTAAGAGTATCTTTTGCCACTGGGCAATATTTTCTTGTTTGTGTCTATGCTTTTCTTGCCGTAATATCTGTTCAGCAATATCCTTAGACATCTCTTCTATTAACTGTTTCTCACCAACTGCATCTAAGACTTCAAAGTTCGGTCTAATAATTTGTATAGTGATAACTTCTCTCATATTAATCCTCTACTCCCTTAGATAATCTAAGTATTAAAGTTGCTTCTGCTTCGTCCATTGTGGATTGAACTATTGCCCACTCTGTTCCATCGGCTGTAATTGCAATATCGAAATTCATTTCAGGAACAATTGCTAGTTTTTCTTTAGAAATAATTGCACTAAGGTCGTCAGTGCGTATGGCATTCGATGTAGCCGCAGCTTGATTCTTATCTATCCACGGACCAATAACTGCTTGAACAACATAATCATCGGAGCTCATTATTTGTGAGCCAGTTTCTTCATCGTAGTTTATATAAATTGGGCGACGAATAGTAAGCGTCTGTGAAATTGAGCCAAATACTTCATAGATCAACTTTGTTGCAAGTGCTTGGAAGTCGGTCTTCATTGTCATATTAAGCGCCTCGAGTGATAGAAATGCTACCTACTGCTAATTCTAATATTGGGCGTAATATCAATCCAATTTTATATAGTGGATCAGCACGATATCCTTGCGAGCCTTTGTATTGTTTTTCTTGTTCTAGGGCGGATACTTTATTACGTTCCATACTAAGAAACGGATCAGGTTGGGCGTACGGATCTACACCTGCTTGGAGCATTACAGCTAATTCTGTTTCTGCTTGTCCTAGTTCTGGCTGAAGTCCACTAAAATCACGTGGATTGCCATCGCTATCTATTGTTACAAATAGACTTTCGCCATCGCTGTGTGGATAACCAGTGCCGACCAATCTAGGCCACGCTAATGGTTGTGTCATATCTTCTTTGGAGCCTAAGTATTTTGCTCCATAGATGCGATCTATTGTAGTGGTGGCGCGTTTTAAAAGGGATTCAGCCTCGGCGTCAACTAAAGGAAGTGGGGTTAATCCGTTTGCAGTCACATAGGTGCGAGCATCTGCTAGGGAAAGGTATGTATCGGTGCCTACTGTAATCATATTGAACTCCGCAAAAGGAAAAAGGGAACATTTCTGCTCCCTTTATTTATCGCCTACGTAACTATTAAACTGTTACGTTCTTCAAGACGGCCATTTGTACTGGGCTGAATGCAGCGCAGGCGCCATACATTACAACACGAACGCGAGTTGCGTCTTTGCCTTCCAACTTGTCGAATTGTTCAACGCGGAATAATTGACCAGCAGTAGCCAATCCAGCAAAACCACCCGATGCGGTACCATCATCCCATGTTCCTGTGTAGATGTTTGTTTGGTTACCAGCTGTTCCGCCAACATTATCTGCAGCGATATAATCATTACGGATGAATGGGATACCTTCGTATGTCATAAATTGGACACCATTAAGTTCCATAATTGTCACGCCACCTGCGGCACGCATAGCCTTACGGAATGCATTCTCGGCTTTAGCATTACCCATGATCCACTGTGGCTTAACACCAGAGCGAGACAATGTAGCATCAACTAAGTCGAAAGAGAAAGCAGCATTAGCAGCATCTTCAACTTGAGCAGTAAAGTCGGCACCGGCCATAATAGCTGCGAGACCGTCAAAACCGTTTGCACCAACGGTACCGTTGATAAGCATATCTTGATACTTACGAGCAACACCTTTAGCAGCGGAAGCTACTAACAATGCAATGGCGTCATTACCACCATTAACACCGATTTGCTGTGCTAATTGTAGGTTAGGGATATCAGCTTGGCCAGAAACACCTTTAAGAGCGATCTGAACAAGTGTGGTATCCATTGCTGTGGAGTCTGTAATTGTACCGTCAGCTGCGATCAATTGACCATCAACCAATGTCTTTTCGCGGTTGAATGCATATGCATTACCAGCAACAGTGTTGAAAGGCATTAAACCTAAGCCTGGGGCTACGGTTACGATTGTTTCGGCGATGCCAGATTGTAGGTCGTCAAGACCAAGTAATTTGTTATTTGCAAGTGTAAATGATGCCATGATAGTTTCCTTAAATTAAAAATTATGTAAGTCGTTTAGCCGACCCACCGTGTAATAGTGATAACCCCGAAGCAATCTTTTCAGCAGCACTACGAGTTTCATTAACTCTTACTCCTGAACCTTTTGTCCCCTGTGACGGTGCAAATAAATGCGGCGCTTTAGTTTTCATTTCCTGCATCCAACTTGCTACTGAATAAGGTTTGCCTGTTGAGTCTAACTTTTCTTCTTTAAACTTAACAGTGCCTTCTTCATTAACAACGAACGCATTCTTTGCTCTAAACACCACGTCTTCTAGGGCTGTGGATATCACTCCGTGATCAGCAGCAGCCTTTACGACTTCATTTCCTAAAGTAAGTTCTTGTAATTTGGAACTTGCTTTTGTTAACTTGTCGCCCAACTCACTGTATTTGCTTTCATAAGTGGTCTTCATCTGTTCAGTTAAAGTACCTACTCTAGCATTTGCCAATGCGTCAATCCTTTCTTGGAGTTTATCAGCACTAACATTTTCACTTCCAAATACTTGCGAGAAGCCTTTATACTTTTCGTTTTCTTTGAGTAAATTGATATTAGTATCGCGAAACTCTTTATTCTTTTGCTTTAGTGTCTCCACTTCGGCTAATGGTACTGCATCAACAACCTTCAATCGGAATGCTCCTGTGTCGGTTGGTTCGTAGTACGTCTCTAGTCCCACCGGGACCACTTGTTCAATCATTTTCAACATTTATATTATTCCTCCGGAATATTAATTTTTATTTATCATACAGATGGTGGAGTCACCACTTCTCCTGCATACAATTCACTTAAAAGTTGGTCTAAAGTGATGGTTCCTGCTGTGTATAGTTCTAAAAGAGCTTTAGTAGATGCTGGATCTTGTGTTGCAGCAGTGAAATCCTTATTAAGAACTATGCTTGGATTTGGCACATTATCAATCATACCGCATAGTTCTAGTGCTGCATTTAACCCGGAACTCATTGCGTGTACCATTGTGTCTAGCACTGCTGATTCACTTCCGCTACGGAGTTGTAGAGCTTCTGCGGACTCGATACCTTTCTTCGAGGATAATAATCTAGATCCCGCTATGTAGATACGTTCTTCCGTATTCTTCATTTCAGTTTGTAGCATTGCAAAACTTGCACCGCTAACTTCAGTGTATTGAGCACTTGAGCCCATAGTAAGGTGTAGGGCTTCTTGTGTGGAACCCATTTTAATCTGTGCTTGTGATTGATTACCTTGATCATCAGTGTATGTATATAGGTCTCCTACAATTGTAAATGTAGGTAGAGCCATAAAGTGTGCATAATGGGCTAGGTCGGTTGCTTGTCTAAAGTGTTGAATATTCAAACTTGCTTGAGTGAATAGCGGTGGATTGTAGATACTCCACGTATTATCATATGGAGTTACCACAAACAATGGGATATAAGAAATCCTACCACCATTAACCAGCATTGGCTCTAGATCTTCAGCATAGAACGCGCCTTTATCTTCTTTTCTCCAAATACGAACAGCATAGAAACCCGTATCGTCTATATATAATTCACGGTAGGAAGTCATTTCAATCTGCTCGTACGGATTAGCTGGGTTTCTTACTAGGTCGCTTTGTTCAATCATAACAAAGTCGCCTGGTTGATCACCTTCACCATACCAGTTGATAATATCATCAGCATCGTAGGGTATCAATGTGGACCGACCATCAGCACCTACGTCTAC